TATACTCCTCTAATGGTTTGTCATCATCAAAGCCAATAAGAGTACCTTCTTCAATCATTTTAGCTGCAAGTTCAGCAAGACCTGATTTATCAACCTTTGGTCTTCCTTTATTACCAGCCTCTTCTTCTTGTGCAATTAGACCATCAAGCTCAGCAATGGTTTCTTCAACTTCTGCTTTCTTTTCAGCTGCTTCCTCCTTTTCTTTTGGAGTAGCAGGTGCGTTGTCAAGGAACGTGGTGTCTACATTTTCTTTTGAAAATAAAGACTTGGGTTTATCATCTTCTTTGCCATCCTCAGGAAGCATTACATTTTCTGCTCCTGGTATTCCAAAGATCTCATCAATATTTACATCTACTTGACCTACCGTTGTAGTGTCTAATGTCTGGGTCTCCCCAGTTTGGTTTGCGTTTTCCATAAGTGTTGGTTTTTTATGTTATACTTCAATATACAAAATAAACTTGATAAATTTAAAAGTCAGCAAAACTTTTTCTGCACTATATAGCTATACTACTTTTTATTTTTCACTGAACCACCTTTATCATATTTGTTTTTATTCACTCTTGCTACTTGAAGTTGTTTATCAGCTATCTCTCTTTGAACTTGTAGCTTCTCTCTTTCAATAGCATTCTTATCTCTATCTAACATAGTTCTGGTAGCTTCTTTATCTCTTTGCAATTGATTTTGCATTTGATATTGCTCACTTTGTCTTATATCTTTTAAAGCATCTTGGTAATCAGATATCTGATTCTGGTTAATATCAGCCATAGATCCATAACCAGCTGCTCTAATTTCAGCAATAAGTATTTCAGTTTGTCTATCTTTCTCTTTCTCAGCAGCAGTAGCATCAATCTTCATCTTCTCAATCTCTTGTTGTTTCTGAAGTTGTTGTTCTTGCATTTGCTGTTGCTGTTGCATTTCTTCTTGTTTTTGTTGCTGTTGTTTTTGCTCAGAAGATTTAAGAGCATTATTAAGTTCAGCAATAGAGTCAGATTGAACAATTTTACCAAGATCATAGATACTGGCTCCTGTAGTATTATTCTGCATAGCCATTTGTTTTAACTGTTCTAGAACAGCTCTATGGTTTGCTGTTGTACTACAGAATATATTAAGATCTCTCATCAATAAGTCAGTACCATTTATTTCAAAGTTTACTTTCTCATCTGCTGTGGTTATATAACTTAACCTGCTTGATGGTTTTGTAGAATGATAGAACTGAGCTAGATCAGTACGCATCTGATGAACTCTTGGCATTAAGTAATCACAGTGTTGAACAAAGAACATCTCTGTTTGAGCATATGAAGAAGCAGCAGCTTGTTCTACTCCGGTAGCAGTCATTTGAGCTATTTGTTGCCCCATCCTTTGTGGAGTTACACCTATTACTTCATAAGCTTGTTGCTTGAAGTGATTAGCTAACTGTATCCTTGACATTAATCTCTCTGTCTGAGACAGATCTAGTTTTTGGAAGTGTTGGAAGTTTAATGCATTCTCAGTGTTTGTAATAGAAGTATCTAATGGTAACATCTGGAAATTCTTCATTGCCACATAAGCCTTAGCATAATTTCCTTTTCCCCAATCTTCTCCTAAGGAGTGTCTTGGTAAAGTATTCTGGTCAAGCATGATAATAGTACCAAGCTCATCTACTAAGATATCTGCTATCTGGTTATTTACTATGTTATAACCAATCTGGTATGGCTTCATTAAGTCAATAAGTGCAGTAGACTTAGTATTCCTGTCTGAGAAGACAGATCCTTCTACTGGAAGTTTACAACCATATAGAGAATTATCACCTTTGAACTGAAACCTTAATGGACCTATCTTAGGTTTATCAACTCCAATATACATAGGAGTAAATCCTCCTGGATTATTCATACCCCAGAAGGATGGGATATTTGGTCCTATTTTAATACCACCCCAAACCTCATTGATCCATATCCAGTCTATATGCTCACCATAAACTAAGTTATCCTTAGTTTTATTTTTCATCAATCTGGTATCATAAATTGGTTTAGTAGATATTTTGTAATCTTCATCTACTATATCCATTTCTACTTGGCCATTATCATCTATACTGATAAGGTGTCCAATCTTTCTTTGAGACTTCCAGTATATAGTAGATACTCTTAATAGATATGCAGTACCTTGATCATAATAATCTTCTCCTTCAGATAGTATTTGAGTGATTATATCACCACCTTCTAATACAGCACCACCCATTGCAGTAGTATATTGTCTGTATGCAAGTGATGGCATATTTGTATTCCAGTCATGTGATTTAGTACCATCATAAAAGCTACCGTCATTTTGGAGACCACCAATAGTATAACCTGCAGATCTGATAGGATAAACAGCTTCAAGTGCTCTTAACTGTTCTTCATCCATTAGATAACCATATCTATCAATAACATCAGCAGGAGTCATCATATCTGTCTTACCTGCCCAGTTAGCTTGTGATATATATCTAGCATCTGGAGACTTATGATAGAATGAGATAGCTGGATTCCAAAGCTCTACTTCATAATCATCCTCCATCATACGGAAATGCCAGAACTCTCTATCTGTAATTAACATATCACGGAAGCCTCTTTCTTCAAGCTCATCCATTCTAAATCTTTCTACATCTACTTTATGTTGATGTGTAGCCCACTCTTCTACCATTGATCTGTAATCTTTTCTAAAGTACATTTCAATTTCAGGAAGAGATTTAAGTTTATCTGGAGATGTTTCTTGTTGGAATTCTTCTGAGTCAGGTTGAAGACCTTTATCCATAAGTGCAGAAGATACTTTAAGTCTTGCATCTTCTAATAAGACATCTTCTACCATTTGTCTTTTTTGCTCCATCATCTCATTGTATGAAAACTCATCTACTGCTCTATATGTAAGCTTAGTAGATCTTTTAGCAAACTCAGCCACTAGAACATTAATAACATTTGGGATAATTGGGTAGAACTTTAACTCTAATGCAGAAACATCTTCTTTAGTTAGTAAGTCTACAATGTCTCTGTAATCATTATTTTCTTCTACTATGTAGTCTGATTTATCTATAATACCTTTTGCTAGCTTATAGTTCTTCATCAGTCTTCTAGCATTTCTCCGGATTTGTTTTAAGCCTTGCCACTCCAACCAGTCTAAATTCCAAGCTGCCCACTTCTCATCCTTTTCTTTTTTTGTAATAAACTGTAATGGTTGGGTAATACTACCCATTCTATTATTTTCAGTGGTTGCTCCTCCTTTTGCTTGTAAAGCATTTATTATCTTCATAGTACCTATTTAATGTTTTTAAATGGAGATCTTGTTATTCCTTTTGCTAATGAATTACCAGAACCTCCCATATGTCTAAATGGACTTCTATTTAATTTAAACAAATTTTCTGACTTTTGCAAGTTTTTGGCCATATCATCCATGATTGTTCTTGTTGCAAACCCTCTATTTGATTCTTGAATTCTCATGAATGCAACCAGAGCAGCAAAAGAAACTAGTCTATCCACATTGACTCCATCTGCATATTCTCTCATTTCTTTAATTAACATGGGGTCAGGAATCCTTTCTATACCGTATTTTGTTCTAACAATAGTACCATCAGGTTTTGTTTCCACATCTATTTCTTCCTTACAATATTCTATGGCATAACTAAGAAGATGGGCCTTGAAAAGAGTACCTGTATTTTTCCAACCATACTCCTGAAACACATTGGCATTAGAACCAAGGTCTTTTAGAAACATGATCTGACCTTTAGGTACTAGATACTTTTGTTTTTTTCTAGATATCATATACTGGATAAACAAAGATATGTTATTCTCTATAAGTGTCCAGGCATTGTACCACTCTATAATTAGTTCTAGTTTCTGGTGGGTTTTGTTTATATCATCAAACCTACCACACCATGCAGCTACTATTTTACCTTGTTCTATATATGTCTCTGTTTCAACACCAGTAACTTTAGTTACTTGAAGTGGAGCTTTCATTACATATATGGAACATAGTGATTCTGAGGTAGTTGTCTTTCCTTCAGATACCGGGTCAATAGATGCATAATATGTTTTAGCAAACTCAGCATCTTTGATGGGTCTTTCCCATACTACTAATACTCCTGTTTTATCTTCAGTCTTTTTAGATATAGGAAACTCAGATATAGGTCTTTTGTTTGTAGGCATTACAGCCGGTTTACCATTCTCATCTGTGCTTATGTCTAGGAACTCATAACCATATGTCTTTTCCTCTATTCTTCTTTCTTGTGCTGCAAGTAAATGTGTTGGGAATACAGATACAGTTCTATGGTCAAATGCTTCTTTTATGTTCCTTGGATGCTGAGATATCCTAAGCTGATAATCCTCAGCACTTAGTTCTTTCTTCCATTTCTCAAATTGTTCATCTAATGCCTTTAATGCAGCTTCTACAAGTGAATTACCATATTCATCTATATGTGGTGGCATAGACCATTGTTCAGGAATAAATAAACCTGACATACCTATAGTACCTTTATCATCTATCAGATCTGTTTCTACTGCATATATGTCTTTAGATAAAGGATTAAGAATCATATCTCTCAATGGATTACACTGAGATAAATCACCCACAGATCCTGCAGCTATAAACATTCCTGTAGTAATAAGTCCAGATCTCATGGCCGGGCGCATGTACTCATATGTCTGATCCATCTTAGGAGCAATCCCGGCCTCCTCATGAAAGAAGTATTTAACTGGACCCCCTACACCATTTGTTGGATCTTTCTCAAATGACATACCTTGTATAGTACCTTTGAGACCCACTTCTGTATTTCTATCTCCTCTTCTTACTTGGATCTTTTGTTGCCACATCATTACTTTATCTGGTGACATGGGACGGTACCATGCAGTATGTTCATTTAAGAATGCTGCATATTCTTGTAAGAATTTCCAGGATCCTTTCTCATTGATGTAGTCTTTAAGACTAGCTCCCATCTTTAAAGTAACCCCGGCTTCAAACCATTGTTGATTTATAAACTTACCCATGTGATAGTAAGAAGAAGCTATCTGCCGTTTCTTTAATATAGCTGAGTGTTTATAGTTTAACTCTGCTAACAACTCATATAAGGCCATATGATACTGAGCATCCCTAATTTTAGCAAAGCCAAACTGCTGAATCTCTTTATCAAAGATAGGTAAGAAGTTTAGCCACATGTAGTATTCTCTTGCAAGAAACCATGTGTTATATCCATCTTTTACTATAATACCTTTACGACATTTTGTTTTTTGATCATCCCAATAGCTTATAAAGTCTTTGGATTTAAAGGGAGCTGTAGTGTATACTCCATCTTTTTTAAATTTGACTGACTCAGATATGAAAACTCTATTGGTAGTTTCATTGAAGTTGTACTTACCTGGTTCCTTAAATAGTTCAAAGATAAAGTTACTGAACTCTTCTCTGGAGTCAAAACTTGTTGTTGTCCAGTTTCCATTGTCATAGGTTGGTATGTCTTGATAAATTTCACTCATTACATGTCATATGCTAATCCTTGTCCACCTCTAACTCTACTTGATTGTTCTTCTTGAAGATCTTTATAAGCACCTTTGAAAGACTGCCTGATAGCTTCATAGTTTTTAGCTGCACTAATAAGTGAGTTTATATTACCGTCTCTACCTGCAGTTATGGTTGTTATTTCCATATATCTTGCTAATCTATCTAACATGGATGCAATACCTTTATATGCTCTGGATGTTGGAGTTTCATACATTCTCTGACAGAACTGTAGAGCTGTAAATACTGCATCATCTTCTGTTGAGAACTCACCTTCTATCTGTTGCATTATTAGATTCTCTTTATCTAGATCTGGTGTATAAAAGAAAGGATTCATATCCGGATTAGGACATGTCATATAAAATAGATATTGGTATATTTTTAGGTAATCATCCGGATACTCTTCCATTATATCTTTAAGAGCTTTTAGTGTATAACAGTGTTCTGTTGGTACCACAATATTATTCTGTACATCAAAGAGTTTAATAATCATAATTATTTCTTTTTAATTGGGTTATCTTTTATATAGTGTATAACTGCCTGCACTTCATCTACCAAGTAGGGTATAGAGATTGGTATAACTTCTTTTATAACAGGTTCTCCTTTCTCATCTTTCTTTGTAATAGGATAGCCCCAGTTATCTTCTCTTTCAACTTCAAATGTTATATGATGAACAAATATTCTTCCTGGTTTTAGTTTAGGGTTATGCTTCAATATAATATACATATAAATACTCAATTGTAAAGCATAGTGATTAAAGTGGCAGTCATCTAGACTATCTACCGGTGGCAACATCTTATCAGTTACACCTTCCCAGTTAGTGAAACCTTCCATCTTAATTTCTTTATTAGTCTTGTAGTCAATAATATTTACTTTACCATTGACTACTTCAACTAAATCTGACTGGCCACATAAGCCTGCTGACTTAAGATAGACCATATGTTCTGGATACACGCCTGGTTCTAGTTTTTGATTAGGTGCTACTCTGATACCGTTATTTTCACCAGATGGGCTGAATACAGGTATAGTAACACCCTCTCTCTCTAATGAAGCTAAAGAACATAAATCATCCTCTCTTTGGTTATGATACCATGTGCCAAGGGTGGTAGATCTATCAGCTTCATTTTTCCAAATCTCTTGTATAATAACAGGATCCACACCATACCATTTAGATGTCTTTTTTTTGCTTACCTTCTCTGCAGTTTTCTTTGCATCAAATGGTTTTTTTAAAGCAGCTATTACTGTAGTTACACTAGTCCAGTTTATCTTCTCTTCAGGATTTAGACTCTTATAGCTATGGTCCTCAGCTGTAAATATTATACTCATTTCTTTAGTTGTTCTATAGCAAGTATTGCTATGTTAAAGTTATCTTTATCTTTTGATCTCAACATGGTAATTAAACTTTTTGCTGTTTCAGGTTCTATACTCTTTTTTTCTTCCATCCATTCAACAAACCCTACAGCATTTTCAACTGCCATTGCATGTTTAAGATAATCTGCTCCTGCAGCACCAGTTGTAATGGATATTTGTCTTCCTTGAGGAGCAATACCATCAGTCATTAGGGATTCTAGTTCTACCCATTTCATGCATTATCTATAATTGTATTAGCTAATGTTACTGATGCTTCATCCTGTGACATCATCATCTTTCTAATATTAGTTACTTCCTCCTGGGTAAACTTACCTTCCATGCAAGCTATCTTAAGTCTTAAAAATTTATTTTCAATTTCTAATCTTTCAAGTCTACCTACAATTTCTGATAATGTTGTTGTTGGAACTGGGTCATAAGGCATTTGGGCTTGTAACTGACTAAATATCCCGTTTCCTGTAGTAGTCATAGTTTGTCCAGGAATTGTATTAATAGTCTTATTAGGATCACTAACATATATACCCGCATTGTGCAATCTATCTGTAAACTTTGACATAGTATTAATCCTTAAGTTCATCTAACTTATCTTCTATCTCTTCAGTAGTAAGAGCTTCCCATTTACCTAATGGGCATGATGATGATAGAGATCTAGTCTTAAAATTAAGTGAACATCCACATTCATTACAACATGGAGCAGTACCTTTTACAGCACACTTCTTTCCTTTGTGTTCACAGTCATCACAGATGCTATATCTTAATCTAGCTATTTCTTCCACTGTTTCATCTCTGATAACTGAATTAGTTATACCCTCAATTATTTGGTTTCTGTTCTCCCAAATTAGTTTTAATGTATTTTTCATAAGTCATTTTTATTAAGTTTATATTCTTCTTTCTTCTTTAAAGTTTCTTGTTTTTTTAATGCTACCTTATCTAATTCTTTTTCTATGTGAGCCAAAGCTATTAGTTTTTTTTCTAGCATCATCTTGTGGTGATAAGCATTAAAGGTAGATGTGTCATGGTTAGTCAATGCTTTTTTATATCTAGGCACCATTTTTCTTACAAAACTTTCTTTTATAACAAATTGACCAAGACCCTCTACATTTATTCTTAAATGTTTTAACCCTGTTATATTACTTTTTATTTCTTTGTAGTAATACTCAATTAAATCTTCAACCAGATCAATTGGTATATTTAATTCTTCAGCTACCTCTTTACATAAAGACTTTGACTTCTGTGGTATCATTTACCTAAAAATTTAAAGTCTAATAATATGTCACCTTCAGTCTGCACCTTTAGAGCTGGGTCTATAAATACAACCTTTTTATTTGAAGGATCTTTGCTTACTAAATTATTTTTCTCACATTTATTAATACAGTTTCTTACTGTTTGCTCTGACTTAAATATCTTATGTTCATCAGATGCTTCATAACAAAAATGAGAAAGTTCAATTGGACCAAGTAATGATAACAGAGTTAGACATTCCAGATCAGACTCACTCATTGTTATACGGTTAATATAACAATGAGTTAAGATCTGAAACTTAATGATATCATTTTTTGACATCACTACTCTTTTCTGTACCTGATTAACTAAAGCCATGATTAGTCTTTCTTAAGCTTTCTTTTTGGAGCTTCTGTTTCTGGATACTCTAAGTCATCTTCTTCTTCACCATTCTCAGCATTCTTAGCTTCATTCATCATCATAGCATATTGCATCTGAAGACTCATTCTTTTAAATCTTGCTTCATCAATAGCTAGAAGTTTTTGTTCATACACTAGTTGGGCATCAAGATAAGGTACTGAATCTGTGTAAAATTCAAGCATAGAAGCCTTCTTTTCAGCTAGTTGCTCAGGAGTTAATTCCTCCTCAAAATGTTGGTTTTCCATTTTTATATTTTTAAAGTTTAGACAAATATACAATAAAAGTTTAAACAAGATATATTTAAAACAAAAAATCCAGGCATAGAAAATACCTGGATCACTTAGATTTGTATAGTTAGTTTACCACCTAGATCTATTTTGATTTATTCTTCTTCTGGTTGATCTAGCTCTTCTGTTTTTAGCTCTTTTACCATATGGACAACCTGGACCGGCAGTACATTCAGTCTCTGCAGTTGCAGCATTAGGAGATTGTAATCCTGTTATACCACCAACTTCATAGCTTTTCATTGATCTTATCATTGGTGCAGGTCCACCTTTTTGCATTGACTTACAGAATACTGTAGCATCTGTAACTCCTTTTAATCCATGTTTCATAACTATCCTTTTTTATTGTGTTTAGTAACTTTTGTTTTAAAAGACCAACTATCTCTACCTCTACTAAGAAATTTATTATCATTTTTAGGTATAGATGTTAACTCTCTTGTTTTATTAACTGTTTTTATTTTTTCACCTTTTTTATTATATACATCTACTGTTTTTTCAGCATAACCTGGACGTGGTGCAACAGTTCCTGTTGTTTTTGATTTTTCTTTCCAACCTTCAGTTACTCTTGTTCTACCAGTTAATGGATTGGTAAAGGACTTAGTTTTAGGTGGATCACTTTTTACACTAGTGCCATTTTGAGCTTTAACCAATTTTTTAGTTTTTGGTTTTTTAATTATCTTTTTCATAGTTACCTGTTTTTAATTGTAAAGTTTAAAATAGTAAATAAGTAAAAATCTCTTGCTATGTCAATCTCTAGTGAAAATAAATCTAAACTAGATACTCTCAATCTTATCATTACTTTATCCCACTGCTTCTTTGAGTTCTTCCAGTTGTTTCTTAGTTTCATATTACAAGCTTAATAACATATCAATTAATTCTTGCTGCGGGAACATGTCTACTTTACCTCTTAATACATTTGTATGAGAATACATTCCTGGTGTAGAATTAGCTCTAGCCAAATCTAGCACATCAAATCCATCAGCACCTTTAGCTTTAATATATTCTACTAAACCTACTCTAGGATCAATATTATATCTTTCAGCTACAAATAGTATCCATTGTTTTAATGTAGTTATTTGAGCATCTGAGTATTTGTGCCAGAACTGAAAACCACGGAATGGTTTAGCCAACTTAACTATTTGATTAGGATCTGCTGGTGTACCAACATAAGTCTTTCCATTAACTATCTGACCCATACAACATACTTCAATGCCTACAGAGTTTCTATGCATTACAGAGTTACCTGTACCTGTATGCCACCCATATCCTCCTTCTGGAAAACATTGGATTAATTCACCGTCATACTTGGTATTACCATTTCTTACAGATTGACCACCTAATATATATTCAGTAGCTACATTACCTCTGTCATCTCTTGCCCACATATCAGCAACTTGGTATGGATCTTCCCATCCTGCTGTGTGGTGTAAGAATATCCATTGTTTCTTTACAGGACCAGGGAAGTAAGTTCCTACTGGCATGTAATGTTTCTTAATCTCTAATGCTTTTTCTACTTCTAGATTCTCAGCATTGTCAGTATTAAGAATACCCATGTGAGCCCAAGTCTTAGGACCAACTACTCCATCAGGTATTAAACCATTTTTCTTTTGGTAAGACTTTACTGCTGATTCTGTTTTTGGACCAAAGATTCCGTCAGCTGTAAGTTTTAAAAATTCTTGAAGAGTGACCACTGATGGCCCCTTACTTCCTTTTTTTAAAACATCCATTATTTCTTACGGTTAAATTTTTTACTCATCATATGAGCAACCCATTTACCAACTCTTTGTAGTACTGGAGTCTCAGCTTCTACTTTAACTGTAGTGCCTTTATCTGTCTTAGTAACTTCCACATCTAATTTTCTAGAGTCTAGTACAAACTTCTTTTCTTCTTCATCAGCTTTTACTGTAACATCTACTTTAGGTGTATCTACTACTACATCTAATTTCTTGTCTTTTTTCTTAACACTTACTCTGGTTTTCTTTACCTTAACTTCAGCATTAATTTCCACTGGGGCTTTTACTTTCTTTGCCATTTTTTTTTTTTTTAGTTATTACTGTTTCTAAATCCTTGTAATCTTCTACTGTTAATTGGGATAAAGTAGCTGCTACTGTTCCTGCAGTTACTAAATAACCAGCCACTGTAACTACTGCTGCTGGTAATGTTATTGGAGCTGCTATTACTACTCCTGCTGCTGCACCTACTGCAATAGCAATCTTCTGTACATTCTTCCAGAACTTAGGAGTTGGAGCATTCCATCTTTTCTTTATATTAGTCATGTCTATTATTTATTATGAATAACTTTACTGCATCTGACAATTCACTAACATTCTTTGCTAAGTTTTTAATTTCAAGCTGTGTTAGTTCTTGCAGTGCTTGATATTTTATTTGACTTTCTTGTTGTACTAGTTCTATTTTACCTTTTAATCTACCTTGTTCTTCTGTATTTTTTCTAACATCAGAGTGTATCATTTTTAAAAAGTATCCAAATATAGTAAAAATTAAACTAGCTATAAAAAGGATGAGTGTTAGTAACCAGGTTTCCATTGTTGTTATGTTATAAATATATATTATAATATACAAAAAATTATTCATACTACAATGCTTTATCAAGCATTTTATTCAAAAGGTGATGGTATTGGTATTGGTTTATATTCAATCAATGGTAAGCTTTTCACCCAATCAAGTTCAGGAAAAATATTTTGCTGCATTTCTTCTGTTGATATTATCCAATTTGAATCAATGTCCTGTATTGGATTGAAATAAGAATCTGAGTCATATAGCTGACCAACTAACTGATCCTTTTGTGTTTCTGTTAAAAGTCCTACTTGTATCATACTTGACGGCCTAATGTAGTGTTGAATGTTTGCATAGCTGTTCTAAGATTAGCTGACTCAGTATCTGTTAAATCATCACCTATTGTAGAGCCTGCACATTGTCTTGTACTATACCAACCTGCAGTTCCTAATCCATGAAAATTAATAGCACCTAAATAAATTGGTGCATTTGCTCTTGTTTGTGGTGTTACTCCTGTCCTTGTTATGACATTAGCTCCATTTTTAAACCCTTTGACAGTTGTTCCTGTCCTTGTTCCTGTGTAAAAAGCAGCTGAATTTGTATCTGCTGCTGTTGTATAGGTTGCAACCTCTAATATTGAATACCAACTAACATTGTTTAACCTTGGTAATAAAAATAAGTAATCAGGTCCAGATGGTCCAGAAGTCACACCAATGTCACACGCTGTTGCTGTGTTATTTATATCTGTCCTTGAGTAATAACTTAGATGAATATTATTAGAAGCAAAAATCCCAAATGGAAATAACCTTGTATCTGCATAGGCATTAGTTCCATTAGGTGTTGCTCCATTACTTGAATGAGTCCATCCTCCATAAAAAATAATTCTAAATGCAGCATCCAAATCTCTTGGGTCTTTAAGGTTAAACTTATGCTGTGAGGCAGTACCACCTACCATTGGATACAAGGCTTTTAATTTGGTCCACACATTATACCCTTTCAAGTCAACTACCAAAGTATTGATAGCCGCTTGTTGAGTAGGGTCTGTTATTGCAGCCGCTGTTATGAATGCCTGAGCATCTGGATCAAATGAAGCACCAAATAAATATGGATTGATTATCATAACTTTGTTCCAATTAAAGTTACCTTTAATCCTTTAGCAGTACCATCTCCAATTTGATCTATATCTATTGTTATTTCACTATCATCTCCAAATGCACTGTCACTTATAACAGCAGGAGTTGCAGCAGTTGTAGAAGTTTTCTCAGTATTATCAATAGTCAATTTAGTACTTAAAACAGAAGCACCTGATTTATTAATATCCACAGTAAAAATACTACCACTTGCTTGAGCTGTAGTTAATGAAGCTCTAACCTCTGTTAAGGTCATAGCGCAAGGCATTCTAAATGTTATTTTAGCTGTGCCTGTGGTTAATGCTGTTGTCTCATCTGAACATGCCAATTGAATCTCTATAGGAATTGGCTTAGATATTTGTATTAGTGTACTCATTAGTATATTTTTTATCTACTTACTTCTTCCCAATCTAATGAAACGTATGCTCCTAAGGTTCCTCCTGTAGCATCAATAGCCATTTCAATAACCAATTCAAAACGTGTACCTGTAAAAGTATTTCTTTCTAATTGACTAGCAAATATTGCCTCTTTTAATATATTGATACTTGGAGAACCCTGATTAGATGAATTTACATATCCTTGTGCTAATATTCTACCACCCGTAACAGATGTTCCTGTAAGGTTATATTCTACAGCAGAATCTGCTCCTGCTGATGTCCATGCACCTCCTGTTGTTACAGCAGATTGCACAACTCTCCATGCATAATTTTTACCATTACCTAATCCTAATATAGATACCGCTGTAGTTATAATTATAGCATCTAATGCAGTAGTTTTAAGTCTAATTCCTACCATTGGATAATACGTTCCTGCTACAGCAAATGTTTTAGGTGTTGTAATAGGTGTTCCAACTGCTTGTTGTGCTCCTCTAAGTTCATAACCACCTTCAGATATTGCACTAGAACAAACTTGTTTTAATGTACTTGGACTAGCTGTTACTCCTGTATTAGTTATCTCATATCTAAGTGGTAAGGATGCTGTAGTAATATAAGTAGATGTAATTAAGTTAGCATGATTAAATCTATGGCATACAATGAAGTTACCATCTATAATAAAACCTACTCTTACAGTTCCTTCTCCTAACCACTCAATAT